ACAATTCGCTGACTCGATTGACGTAGCGGTCACTCGACAGCGTGTTGTCTGATATGGACACCGGTAGCTCGCTGGCTTTGCCTCCGAACTGCACCCCGAGGACCTCGGGGGACCAAGACATGGCCACGACGTCTCCAAAGGGTCCCCCGGCTCCCGATTTGTCAAATGCACAGCACCAAGGTTCCACCCCGTCCGCATCGCAAGCGTCCTTGAACTGTTGAACGATTTGCTCTGTCCGGGTCCGTTTTTTGTCGTGGACGTTGTCCTGAAGAAGTTTTCGGTGGGTCAACATCAAAGTGGGTATCCCGTCGCGAGATACTCCGAACTCCCCAAACTGGATCGGGGTGCGGTCGCCGCCGTTTGTAAAGGCGGGGTCCAGCGCAGCTACGCGTGTCGGGGGTTCCAACCAAATCGCTTCGCCATCCGCTCCCGCGGAAATTATTTCCGTCTCAGAATAAATGTTGTCCTCGTCTCCCGTGGGGGCCCAGTAGCCGCGGAACATGCGGTAGTAGGCAAGCGAGCTCTCCCCAAAGCGGGCTTTAGCCTCGTCCAACTTAGCCTGGGTCACAATCCACGGATAAATGAGCTTCCCGGTCAGGACGTTTGGACTTTTCTCGCCGTCAAAGCGAATGCATCGCCCGCGATCGGTTTCCCACTCGTCGTCCATCGGACTGATGGACTGCCACCCCCCTTTGGGCTTGGCCAGGATGCCGAACGCATCGAAACGGCTGGCGGGGTTGCCTATCCCGATAAACTGGAACTCAGGGTTTAGTGAAAGGTTGGAGGCGGACGCTTCGAGAATGCTCTCGGACAATTCGGGCATCTCGTCGGCGATGACGATGACCCGCTTGTTCTTGAACCCAATCAATTTTCCCACGGCCTCTTTTTCTTTTTTCTTCTCCGCCGCGATCAACGTGATGCCGCACTTGTCCGACGTGCCGCCCGTGCCGTCCTCAAACCGGATCAGCCCCATCGAGTCAACGAGCTTGCCGGGCAGCGGGGGTGCCGCCTGCCAATAGTCCCGGATGCTGCCCCAAATGCGCTTGCGGGAGTCCTTCAATGTGGTGGACGTCACCAGCACCATGGTGTCGTAGGGGGCGACGATAAAATTCACGATGGCCCAGATGGCAAAACAATCGGTCTTGCCCGAGGAGGCGCAGCCCGCGACGGCAAGGTATTGGTTCTCGCACGCTGCGCTCAACATGCGTTCGGCCCAAGGGTGCCAAACAAAAGGTTTGGGTCCGTCTTCCGGCCACAGCGCGGAGACGATGCGTTTGAAGTGGTGCTCGCGCAACTCCCCGCCTTTCTCGACCGAAACGGGATTGCGGAACGAGTACAGCTCGCGATTGAACTGGTCGATCTTCTTGCTCCACCAACGGCCGTATTGCCACTCCTTGTCGGTCACATCAACGACGCGGCCATCGGTCGTTAGTACTTTGCCCCTGGGTGTCATATTAAAAAGGAATTTGTCACCATTCCGTCACCATCGTGGGGCGCTCCCTTGATTTACTCTGTAAAAAGAACGGAGCCTACGGGACTCGAACCCGCATGATAACATACCACTTTGGTAGCACTGCATCTGGGTATATTATGCCAAAACAGAGTAAAGCGTCAAGGGGTTTCATATACCAATACCACAAATTAGTGCCGGTATGTTCCTTTTTTTCGTTTGACAGGCGTCACCATCCGTCACCATATTTCGGCTCCTATGAATTCTAAAAAGACTGTTTCCATTCAATATCCTTTCTCCCAGAAGACTCCTTTTGGGTCCGTAAACATCTACCGGCAATGCCGAGGCCGAACACGTTTTTTCGTCACTTGGATGGGCGAGAAAGGCCGACGCCGAGCGGCCTTCGATCGCGAGGTAGAAGCGCATCAACGGGCGGAGGAGATCATCGACGATTTTCAACGCGGGGCGTCTTTGCGTAGCGGCATAACCGCGGCTCAGGCGGTGCGGATCGCGGAGTACGACAAGCTGCTGGCGGGGCATAACATGTCCCTGGGGGACGCCGTTCGCCACTTTGTCACTCACTTGGGGGCAACCGCCGAGACTCGAAAGGACGCCATGGAGGGGGTGCAGGAATATCTCGCCTCATTCGAGGAGCGGTCCTCCCGAAGCCGCAATTACTCCACGGCCCGATCCATTTGCCTACGCTTCGGTCGCGCCTTCGGCAAAACCCTCGATTCAATTACCCTGCGCGAATTGGACACGTATCTGCGGGGGGTCTCGGATCAGGGCCGGACGCGCAACAATCACTTAGATGGGCTGAAAACTTTTTTTAAGTGGGCGCAAAAATGGGGCTACATGCCCGCAGGCGAAATGCCCATCAACAAGCTGGGGGCGTTTAAGCAGGGAAATATCAAGATCGACGTCTTCACGCCGGACGAGCTACGCAAGCTGCTGGGCGCCGCGGGGGAGAGGCTACTTCCTTTCTTAGTATTAGGCGCTTTCGCGGGAATCAGAACCGCGGAAATAGGCCGCATGAGCTGGGACGACATTCGACTGGACGAGCGTGTCATCCTCCTCGATGCGGCGAAAACCAAGACTAATCGCCGCAGAATGCCGTTGATTTGCCCAAATCTGGCCGCGTGGCTCTCCATGCTGAAAGGGGACAAGACCGGGCCTGTCCGGGACCATCAAACCAAATTTCACTCGGACCGCGCCGAAATGTGCGAGAAAGCGGGGGTAACCTGGAAGCATAACGGATTGCGCAAGAGTTACATAAGCTATCGCATGGCCCAACCAGACGCCACTTCTGAGCAGGTTGCCAAACAGTGCGGCACCTCTGCTGACATGATTGAGGAGTACTACAAGGGCCTTGTGGCCCCCAGCTTGGCCGAGGGGTGGTTCTCCATGCAGCCCGAGGAAAATATTGTTTCCGAGAAGAATGTTGTTGCATATACCGCGGACAAAGGATAGGCTGCGGACGTCTTGAGGTTTCTTAAGGCACCTAAACTAAAAACCAACCACACACAATGCCTAATAAAATCGCAGATCACCGACGTAGAGTCGTATACATCGAAGAAAAAGAGAACTGGGATCTCATGTGCGAAGTCGCCAAGAGAAATGGGATTCCCCCCTCGGCCATCATCCGAGCAGCCACCCATCAAATTTGCGAAAAGCTCCGACAAGATCCGAGCGTTCGTTTCATCCAGCCCATATTCACTTAATGGGGGTGATTAGCGCGATAACGCTGGACGCGTCCTCGTTCAAGGTTACTGCCTTGGCCGAAGGGCGTGTCCGCATCGAGCTAATTGACGTGGATAGCACTGGCTTGGGGGCGGCAGCTCCCGTGACAGTGTATGACAAAACGAAACTCGCCCAGAGATTGGCTTGCAGCACGCGGGCAATCGACAATTACATCCGTCAAGTTAGGAGTCCCCTGCCCTACACCATCGCCATGGGGCGCGCTAGGTTTCTGGAAACCGACGTCATGGAGTGGCTCCGCGCTGGGGCATCACCGGCCGCTCGAAGAGTGCGGTCTCGGCTGGGGGGAATATGAGCGCGATATTGTCCCTCGACCTAGCGACCCAAACGGGATGGGCCTACCACGCAAACGGGTTGATCTCGTCGGGCAGCGAGGGTTTCCAGCTCAAAAAGAAAGACGGCGCCGGGATAAGGTTTTTGAAGTTTCGGTCCTGGCTTCGCGACCAACTTGTTGCGGTGAAGCCGGAGTTGATTGTCTACGAGGAAGTCATGCGTTGGTCGTCCGGTGCCGCCGCCAAATGCTACTGCGGTCTATTGGGAATCCTGCAAACCGAGTGCGAAGCGAAGGAGATCCGGTACGAGGGGGTCCACGTAGGGACGATCAAAAAGTTCGCTACGAAGAAGGGCAACGCGACCAAGGAGCAGATGATCGAGGCTGCACGGGACCTGGGGTTCAAGCCGCAGGATGACAATGAGGCAGACGCCCTGCACATTTTGCTTTTATTTTGTCAGAGGTTGAATATACCACTACCCCACCAAAACGATGACTCCTGAACTCGAAGAAGCGATCGAGGGCATGCTGCTCGCCACCGGCTACGACGACTGCATCGTCGGAATCGCCGAGCGATGCGGACAACCGGATGTCGTCGCCTATGACGCACAAGCCGTCGTCCGCTCCCTGCAACGCGACGGGATGGACGAAGACGAGGCCTGGGAATTTTTTTCCTTCAACATCTCCGGCGCGTACGTCGGGGAGCAAACACCCCTATTCATCCACCACTTATGCCAGCCAAAACAAAAAGCCGAGTCAACCAAGCCAACAACTACACGAAGCCGTCGATGCGAAAACGCCTCTTTGAAAAAATCAAAGCGGGAACCAAGGGCGGGGACCCAGGCGAGTGGTCGGCGCGCAAAGCGCAACTACTCGCGACCAAGTACAAAGCGAGCGGCGGCGGCTACCGCAACTAAGCGATGAAAAAGCCGCAAACCTCACTGAAGAACTGGACCGCGCAGAAGTGGCGCACTTCCGACGGCTCCCCGTCCAAAGGCAAAAAGCGCTACCTGCCCGACGCGGCGTGGGGCTCGTTGAGTAAGGGCGAAAAAGCCGCGACCAATCGTGCAAAAGCCAAGGGGAACAGCGCAGGGAAACAATTTGTAAAACAACCAAAAAAGATCGCCGCGAAAACCGCGCGCTATCGCT